ACAAGACTTCTTTGCCAACTCGCAGAAAATGAAGATGGGACAAAAGCTTTTGCATCTGCTGATGCAGAAAATTTAAAAAGATTTTTACCAGAGAGCGTTTTAAATGATTTAGAACTGTTTATGATGGATATAAAACTTGAGTTAGATACAGCAAAAAACTAATAAAGCGGGATAACTTGTTAAATTTTGAGTTTTTTCTCGCATCAGAACTTGGTAAGACATTACAAGAATTAAGAAAATCTATTACTGAAGAAGAGTTAATATTTTGGGCAGCATATTATCAAAACAAAAATGAACAGCAAAAGATTGCCTTGCAACGACAAAAACACAATTCAAGGTAATATATAGTTAAAGGTTTTTAAATTTGTGGCAGAGGCAGTTGTTAGATTAAGAGTTGATGCCAGCGGTGCAACAAGAGCATTGAATGATGTTCAGTCGAAAACCAATCAATTACAAAAATCATTTAACGGCCTTAGAAATATTATTGCTGCAACTGGAATTGCAGTTCTTGGTCGTAATGCAATAAGAACATCAGCAAATTTTGAAAAGTTAAATGTAAGATTAGAGTTACTTACTAAAAACAGTGCAGATTTTGCTAAATCACAGCAAATCGCAGCAGATGCACAAAAAACTTTTGGATTAAGTGCTACTGAAGCTCTTGAAGGTGTTACAGATATTACAGCAAGATTAGCTCCACTTGGAACATCAGTTGAAGATATAAAAACTGTATTTTTTGGATTTAACACAGCGGCAAAACTAGCTGGATCATCTGCACAAGAATCGTCCAACGCATTTAGACAACTAGCACAGGCTCTCGGCTCAGGAAGGCTGGCTGGTGATGAATTTAGGAGTGTTTCAGAACAAGTGCCAACTGTTCTTGCTCCAATTGCTGATGAGCTTGGAGTTGATATTGGAAAGCTTAAAGAGTTTGCTGCTCAGGGAAAATTAACAAGTGATGTTGTTCTTAGAGCATTAGGAAGAGTCGGCACTGAGGGAGCCGAGTTTTTACAAGAATTATTAGAAAACGATCCGACACAAGTTTTTAAAAATTTAACAAATGAAACAGAAAACCTAAGTAGGGCTTTTGGTGATGCTTTAATGCCTGTTGTAATGCCAGTAATTAAGGGACTAACAGAAGCTACTGTAGCAATAACGGCTTTTGTAAATTCACCAGTAGGCAAAACTGCATTGATATTTTCTGGTATTGCTCTTGCTGCTAAAGCTGCTGCGGTTTCTTTAGTTGCTGCTAAAGCTGCATTTATAGCCGCTGGAGGTGGTGCAGTGATCTTAGCTGCTGCATTAAATGCCCTGCCTTTTGTTGCTCTTGCAACTGCAATAGGAGCCGTAACAACTGCAATAATAAAACAGAGTAAAGAACGAAAAAAACTTAATGATTTAGTAAAAGCAGGTGGAGAGGCTGAAATAAAAGCTGCTTTAGAAACTTTAGAAGCTAGAAAAGAAGTTTTGGAATCACAAAAAAGAGGTGCTGGCTTAAGAGATGAAGCTTTAAGAAAAATAGAAGAATCTATAACAAAACTGAAAGAACGTTTAAAAACTCTTAAAGATGTTGAAGGTGCAACAGAAGAAGTAGAAAAAGATACAAAAAAAATTAGTGAAGCTTTTGTAAAAATAGGAGATAGTATTGGTACAGGTATTTCAGATGCTCTTCATGATGCAATTTTGCAAACAAGAAGTCTTGGCGAAGCTGCAAGATCAATATTGCAGGGCATTGCTAGTGATCTTCTAAGGCTTGGCATAAATACATTACTTAAAAGCACTGGATTTGGTATATTTTCAAATTTACCGGGCTTTGCTGCTGGAGGCAGACCACCAGTAGGCAGACCATCAATAGTTGGTGAGAAAGGGCCAGAAATTTTTGTACCCTCTACTGCTGGTACAATTATTCCTAACAATCAGTTAGGAGGCTCTACTAATGTGGTTGTAAATGTGGACGCATCTGGTTCGGCTGTTGAAGGAGATGAAGATAGAGGTAGAGAACTTGGCCGTCTTATTTCTGTAGCGGTACAATCTGAAATTGTACAACAAAAAAGACCGGGAGGCTTACTTGCATAATGGCTACATTTCCTTCGATAAGTCCCAAATATGGGCTACAAAAAAGATCTGCACCAAATACAAGAACAGTTCGTTTTGCTGATGGATACGAACATAGAATATTATTTGGCCTTGCACAAAATCAAAATCCTAAAACTTTTAATTTAACTTTTGAAGTATCAGAAACAGATGCAGATACCATAGAAACATTTTTAGATGCAAGAGCA